TGCAAATATGTCTCAATATATTCGTGTTAGAACAGTTAGTTTTCCTACTCCAAACTATTTCGATGCAAATGGTGTTGCGATATCTGCTTATACAGCTTCAATCCCTGTAAATGGTAGTGGCTCAGTAGGTGGTTCATTTACTGGTGCTACAGGAAATATAAATACTACTATCAATTTATATGATAGAATTTCAACTAATACCCAAGGATTAATTGGTGCTAGTTATAATAACATGATTTCACTTTTAGGTAATCCTGAAGCATATCAATTTAACTTATTGTTTACTCCTGGTTTATTAAACGATACACATACCACTCAAGTTACAAATATTATTAACAATACAATTACTAGAGGTGATAACATGTATGTAATGGATTTAGGGGTATATGGCACTTCAGTTGGAGCAGCAGTAACACAAGCTCAATCACGTGATACTTCATATGCTGCTTCTTATTTCCCTTGGGTTCGCATTATCGACCCAGCAACAGGAAGACAAGTATGGGTACCAGCTTCAACAGTAATCCCAGGTGTATACGCATTTAACGATAAAGTATCTGCCCCTTGGTTTGCCCCAGCAGGTATTAACAGAGGTGGATTAAGTACAGTACTTCAAGCTGAACTTAAATTGACACAAGGAAATAAAGATACTTTATATTCAAGTAATATTAACCCAATTGCAACATTGCCTAAACAAGGTGTAGTAGTATATGGACAAAAAACATTACAAAAATCTCAATCTGCTCTTGATCGTGTAAATGTACGTCGTTTGATGATTGAATTAAAATCATATATTCGCCAAATTGCAGATACAGTAGTATTTGAACAAAACACTATCTCAACAAGAAATTCATTTGTAGCACGTGTTACTCCATTCTTAGAAGGAATCCAACAAAAACAAGGATTATACGCTTACAAAGTAGTAATGGATGCAACAAATAATGGACCAGCAGTAATTGATCAAAACCAATTAATAGGTCAAATTTACATCCAACCAACACGCACTGCTGAATTTATATCTTTAGATTTTATCTTAACTCCAACAGGAACTGAATTCCCAGGGTAAAAAGGCAGATAGTTAAATATTTATAATAAAAGAAACTAAAATAACAAAAAATGGCAATTTTAAATCCAAACGAGATATTTTTCACAGCGTTTGAACCTAAACAAACAAACCGTTTTATTATGTACATGGATGGAGTTCCATCATATTTGATAAAAGGAGTTGGAGCAGTTCAATTAACTCAAAATGTAGTCCCTCTTAACCACATCAACGTTCAACGTTATGTAAAAGGAAAAACAACTTGGGGAACTATTCAATTTACAATGTATGAATCAATCACTCCTTCAGGCGCACAAGCAGTAATGGAATGGGTACGTTTAGGTCACGAATCAGTTACAGGTAGAGATGGATATTCAGATTTTTATAAAAAAGATTTGACATTTAACGTAATCGGACCTGTAGGTGATATCGTTTCAGAATGGATTATTAAAGGAGCTGTAATTACAGATGTTAACTTTGGAGATTACAACTGGGATAGCGATGGTGAAGCAGTAAATATCCAAGTAACAGTCCAACCAGATTACTGTATCTTGAATTACTAAGATAAATTAAACAACAAATACATAAGAGCTCCAAAGAAATTTGGAGCTTTCATTTACTTGTTATATATTAATTCATAAACACGTTAATTAAATTAAGCCCTGCTATATTTATAACATATATTGAAATAATGAAATTTAATCAATTACGCATGTTAGTTAAAGAAGAATTAAGCAAAAAGCTTAATGAAGAATACCAAGACAAGTATAAAATGGTTGGTATGATTATCACTAACATTAAATTAAGACCACAAAAAGAAATATTTTCAGATATTCGTTCACTCCCCGGTATTACAGTAGCATCAGCTAAAGAACCTATGGAATACAGTGAACAAAACACTGAGAAATTTCAAACCGTTTTAACTATCAAAGTTGATGGTCATCCTTGGATTGTAAAAGGTGGATTTGATAGATCAAAAATGGATGAAATACGCAAAGAAATATTGAAGATAAAAGGAGTATTGTCATATAATGTAAATCCTGATAATATTACTACTCTTTAATATATGTATATAAAACAATTAAGTTATAATAAATAAAAATTATGGAAGAATCAAAGTTCAAAATGCCAACGGAGACCGTTGAATTACCATCTAAAGGTTTACTTTACCCTGAAGGTTCTGAATTAGCAAAAGGTGTAGTTGAAATCAAATACATGACAGCTAAGGAAGAAGATATCCTAACTAACCAATCATATATTAGAAACGGTACAGTTTTAGATAAACTATTAAAATCTGTAATAGTATCCAAAATCAATTACGATGATCTATTAATCGGAGATAAAAACGCAATTATGATTGCCGCTCGTATTTTAGGATACGGTGCAGATTACTCATTTGAATATAATGGTGAATCCCAATCAGTTGATTTATCTTTAATTGAAAATAAACCACTTAAAGAAGAATTATTCTCCAAAAATGTAAATGAATTTTCTTTTACTCTTCCTAGATCAAAAAACAATATTACATTTAAACTTTTAACCCATAAAGACGAGCAAGATATTAATCGTGAGTTAGAAGGTTTAAAGAAAATCAATAAAGACTCCTCCCCAGAACTTTCAACTCGATTGAAATTTATGATCACATCAGTAGAAGGAATGAGGGATAAAAAAGATATCCGAGAATTTGTCGATACGGCATTGCTCGCCCAAGACTCCAGAGCATTGAGAGAATATATTCGCGAGATTCAACCAGATGTTGATCTAACTTTTTTTCCCGACGAGAGTAGCAATCGAATCAGTATCCCAATTGGGGTTAACTTTTTTTGGCCTGACCTATGATTTAGCACCCCAAACTAGGGCAGCTATATTTACACAAATACACGAAATAGTCTTTCACGGTAAAGGAGGATATGATTGGCATACTGTTTACAATATGCCAATCTGGCTTCGTAAATTTACTTTTAAACGCCTCCAAAGTTTCTATTCTGAAGAAAAAGAAGCTTATGAAAATAAAGGCAAATCCGGATCCCAAACAGTAATTAATGCTGATGGTACTATTAAAGCACCTGATTTGTTAAAAAATTCACAATCATCCAAGAAACCCGTTAAATATGGGTAAAAATATTAATCTTTAATATTTATAATAAAATACTTTAGATGGCTAAAACTAATCCACAACAGATGGCGGATGAAAACAAGTCTTTAAAAGAACAAATTGAACTTTTAAAGGCTCGTAATAAATTGCAAGAGGAATCATTTGATATATCCTCTTCTGCTGTTGACTCTTTAAAAGAAATTTTAGGTATCCAAGCTAGATCATCTACTTTTGAAAAAGCCACATTGAATGTTAATAAAGAAATTAACAAGTCAATCATGGATCAAAAGACTGGACTTAGTAATATCAACACTATCCAGAGACAAATCCAAAAAAATGAAGATTTACTTAATAAAAGTAGATTAATTGAACAAGGTTTATTATCTTCTATAGGTAATAAATTATCTAAAGGGGCTAAAGTAGTTGAGGGTCGAATTAAAAAACAATCCGAACAAAATAAGCAATTAAACGAATATAATAAGAGGATAGAAGAAGGTGTTTCTATTGACATGGTTTCTTATAACCAATTAAAACAAAAAATTGCTCTCAATGAAAATTTAATTTCTCAAGAATTTGGTAAATTATCTCCTTTAGAACAACAACTCCTACTTACTAAACAAAATACTAAAGAATTAGAAAACCAGCAAAAAGTAAGAAAAACAGAAGAATCTCTTCAAAAAAATATTGAATCTAGATTAGGATTAGTAGGTAAATTAGCTCAATCCTTGGGGGCTATTCCTGGTATAGGCCGATCCGCATCTGAAGCCATGGCTGAAGTTACTGAAGAAATTCAAAACCAAGTTGAAGCTACTGAGAAACTTCCATCTAGATGGAAAACATTTTCCATGATTGCTGGGAAAACACTCTCAGGTTTAGAAAAAAGTTTAACAGACCCTGCAGTCCTAATAACCGGCCTTGTTTCCATATTTAAAGAATTAGATGATTCAGGAGAAAAGTTTGCACGTTCAATGAACATGTCATACGAAAAATCCCTTGAATTCAGAAATAATATGTCCGCAGTTTCAGGAGTTACTAAAGGACAACTATTGGAATCTATATCTGCTGTTGGAGAACAATTAGGATCTAATGCAGCTATTACCTCAAAGGATGCAGAAACATTTACTAAACTAAGAGAACTTGCTGGATTAACTAATGAAGAATTAATGGGAATGCAATCCATTTCCTTAGCTAATGGTAAAAGTTTAAAAAATAACACAAACCAATTTTTAGCCCAAGCAAAAGCTACTGCTGCTACTAATGGAGTTATTTTAAATGAAAAAAAATTATTAGCAGATGTAGGAAAAATATCTGCAGCTACAACATTATCATTAGGTAAAAATCCAAAAGAATTAGCTAAAGCAGCCGCTACTGCTAAGGCTTTAGGGATGGAAATGTCTCAACTTGAAAGTATTGCTGACGGGTTATTAGATTTTGAATCATCTATTGAAAATGAATTAAGTGCTGAACTATTAACTGGTAAAAATCTTAATTTAGAAAAAGCTAGGCAACTAGCATTAAACAATGATATAGCAGGAATGGCTGAGGAAATCAATAAACAAATTGGTACCTCTGCAGATTTTACTAAAATGAATAGAATCCAACAGGAAGCATTGGCTAAATCTGTTGGAATGAATAGAGAAGAATTAGCACAAACTTTATTTACCCAAGAACAATTAAAAGGTTTAAGTGCAGATGAAGCTGCAGATAGGCAAGCTTTATTAGATGCAAGAATAGAAGAAGTAGGATTAGCTCAAGCCCAAAGAGAAATTGAAAAAGGTGGAGTAGCAGAACTAGAAAAACAAGCAGGTATTCAAACCTCATTTAATCAATCTATACTTGAACTAAAAGATGCTTTAGCCAATGGTATACTTCCATTATTTTCTCAAGTAGCAGGTTTTCTCTCATCACATATGGGTGTTGTAAAAACATTATTAGGACTTTATATTGCTATGAAAGGAGTAATGTTAGCATCTAACGTTATTACGGCTGCTGGGATAATCCTTGAAAAAAGGAAAGCAATGGCTGCAAAAAAAGAAGCAGGTTCTGATATTGTAGGTAATGCTTTTAAAATGGCTGGTGGTTTAGGACCTTTGGGAATTGCGGTTGTTGCTGGTCTTATTGGAGCAGGATTAACAGCTTTAGCTATGAGTACTGCCGATGATATGGTATCTCCTGCACCTGGTGGATCAGGATACGGTAAGCGTACCCTCTTAGGCCCTGAAGGAGCAATTCAATTAAACGATAAAGATACAATTATAGCAGGCACAAATTTATTTGGAGATGATGTTAAATCATCCCCAGGTAAATCTACCGAAATGTCAGGTAAAGGAGCTATTAAAATTCAATCCGGAGGGGGCAACGATACATCCGCTATTATATCGGCTATAAATGCATTAGCTTCAAGACCAATCAATGTATCCATTGATGGTAAAAAAGTAATTGAAGCCACGACTGGTGCACAACCAGCTACGACAGGAGATGAGACTAGAAAAAATAGCTATCGAATGTCATAATATATAATATTTATAATAAAAAATAAACTACTATGGGACTATTAGACATGTTAACAACTCAAGGTTCTGCTTTTACAGCATATGATGGAACTAACCCCCCTGTTAACCCACTTGCAACTCAACAATCAAAATTACACGCAGATGGTAATCAACCGGGATATTCATTAAACGGTGCACAAGCAAACACTGTTACCAATCAATATAATGCTTATGCTGATGGTGTTGGTAACCAAATTCCTTTACCATCTCAATTAGATATGAATGGTACAATTCCTTCCCCATCACCTGGTGGACAAGGAATTCCTTACTTGAATAACTTACCAGGATAAAATATACTATTATGGGACTATTAGACATGTTAACTACTCAAGGTTCCTCTTTGAGTTCCAATAATGGCTCAGACCCTACTGTAAATCCATTAGCAACTAAGTATTCATCATTACATTACGATTATAAAACTGACACTGAAGGATGGTCTACTAGAGGAGTTCAAGCTCCTGATTTTCGTAAAACTATACAAAACTATTTAGCTTACGATGATGGAACTCAAAACTTTATCCCAGAACCATCTGCTTTAGAACTTAATGAAGTAAATGTAGTAGATCCAAAATATAGACCTCTATATAACTTCCAAAATGGAGGATATGTATCTGCAGCTAAACAACTTATCTAAAAATTATGGGATTAGTTCAACTACTTACCAACCCAGGAAGCTTTAAATTCTATAAGGAGAATCAAAGAGGGGTTATAAATACTAATAACGTAAACCCAAGGGAAATTCCTTTTGGAAACGATAGACCTGGAGGAGGAAGTAGTAACCAACCATATATTAAAAAAGGATTATTAAACGACTCATTAAACCCTTCACTATATAATGATTTTGTATTAAGAGGTGGTATTTTAGCTCCATTATCAGCAGTTGAAGATGTTGCTCGTTTAACGAAATATTTTGCAGATATTAAAAATCCAACAGGATTATTATTTACAGCAAAACAAAATCTCTTATCTCGTACTGGAACAAAAACCGAAGCATCTAAAGGTGCAGGTTATGCTGGAGGTGCTTTAAATGAAGGAGCATATACTCCTTTATCTACATTAGCAGAAGCGGGAGTCGTATTTGCTGGAGGTCATTTAAATAAACAAGGTATTGATCCTACAGGTTTAATTCCTGGACTAGGAATTATCACATACCAAGATGCTATTAAAGAAAATCAATTTAATAGATCACTTGAATTACAATTAGAAAATAATAGACTTCTCAGTTTAACTAGTGCTATCACCACTAATAAAGGTGTAGGTCTTAGTTATGTTAAAGGATATAGTTTAAATGCTCCTGGAAATGATGTATTACTTTCATATACTGGAGGTGCAGGATCAAATTTAGGGATTGGAAAAACTAACGTTAAATTTGCTACAGATAACGAAGGTAACCCAATCAAAACCCTTCTTAATTTTAAAAAACCATCAAATTATTTAGTTGGAAATCAACACCTATCAACCCCTTCGTTATTTCAAGAACCTATAGGAGTATCAAAAGTATATGATGAATATATAAAATCCATCTCCACCACAACAATAGTAAATGAT